CAGTAGATGTCATTAATCAAGGCGCTGTTGAGTGGGCGCGTAACTATGTGCCACGCATTGCTGGTGACATGGTGGACTATCGCCGTGAAGTTGTACAGAAGGACATTGTACGCTTCTTCGAAGGTGAGATTGACAGAGCAGGACTGACAGAGCGCGTCGGTAGACTGTACAGTCCAGCGAAGGCAGAGCAGATCGCAGTCACAGAGACGACACGTGCTGCGAATGAAGGACAGAAGCCTGTTATTGATGAGCTGTCATCACAAGGCGTGACGATGCGTGGTGTATGGCAGACTGGACGCGATGAACTTGTCTGTCCGATATGCGCACCACTGGATGGCAAGCGGTCGGAGACGACTGGCTCGAATGTGCGCTTCGATGGCATGGGCTTACCACCTGCGCACGTGAATTGCAGATGTGTTGTATCATTTGAGTACGATGAGCCGATAGAAGGTGCATAATGCAAATTGACATCCGTATCACAGGCATTCCACGTGTCAACAACCTGTTGCAACGTGCCAAGCAGATGGAAGGCTTGAAGCGTGGTATCACAGCAAGTGCCACTGACTTGATTGCGAAGGTGCGAGAGTATCCTCGCCAGCTACCCGGAACGACATACAAGCGTACCAACGACTTGAAGAAGAAGTGGGCGTTCAAGTTGCGCTCGGGTGGATTCGTGGCAGAGCTTGGCAACAACGTCGGATATATGGAATACGTACAAGGTGACAAGCGTAATCGTTACTTCCGACGTGTATGGCGCATGCACAGCGTCAATTATGTTGTGCGCAAGAATGAACAGCGCATCACTGGTATTGTCCGTAATGAGATTAGAAAGAGCTTACGATGAATGAGAACCAACTGATTCATCTTGGTAGCAATGTCAAGATGACTGAGAACAATGAAGTGTCAGGTTACTTGGTGCTGTACGGGTCACCTGATGAAGCCGATTTCGATGGCGACTATTTCACTAACAAGACCGATTTCGACTTGGTTGAAGGCAAGGGTACAGCGACAATGTACTTCAATCATGGCTTCGATCCTGTGCTGAAGACACACAAGCTGAATCGTGGCATCAAGGCAGAGATTGGTCAAGACGACATGGGCGTGTGGATTCGTGGCAAGCTTGACGAAGCCGATGCTTATGATAAGATGGTTATAGAACTGATTAAGGCGCGACAGAAGGAAGGCAAGAGCCTCGGTTGGTCAAGTGGTGTACCATCGCACTTAGTAGAGCGCGAGAAGACAGGCAATGCGTACCATGTGAAGACGTGGAGCTTAGGCGCAGATGCCAGTCTGACACACACACCAGCAGACTACCGTAACAAGGCGACCTACAAGGGCTTGAAGCTGTTGCCACTTAGTCAGAGCAATGATGCAGAATTGAACGTTGCAGAGGTCGGTGAGACGAAGGCAACCGAAGGTGATGCGAACAACTTACATATTCAAATTACACGAGGTGAACACATGAGTGATGAAACTCAAAACGTCAAGCCTGAAGCAACCGACAACGGCGTTCAAGGCGCAATTGACAATGCAATCAAAGGTGTGATGGAAAGCCAAGAAGACATGAAGGCAACCGTTAAGGGCTTGTCTGATGCGCTTGCTAAAATCACAGCACACATGGAAGATAGCCCAGCAATCCGCAAATCAGGCTACTTCACAGTAGATGGCGGTACTGCTGACAGCAACATCAAGTCATTTGGCGACTGGGCGATGGCAGTGAAGCGTGGCGATGAGAAACGCTTGAACAAAATCTATGGAAGCTACAAAGCACAGACAAGCGGAAGCGGTGCTGATGGTGGCTACCTTGTGCCAGATACCTTCTACAATGAAATGGTACAAATTGCGATTCAGAACAGCGCAGTCGTTGCTGGTGTATCGCGCATGAACGTCTCTAGTCCTGCTGGTACATATCCAAGCCTCGACATGTTCACAGCTCCAACAGCTGGCGTTGGTGACACAGCGATGGCATCTGGTATCACAACAGCGAATCGCGCCGAAGGTGGTAGCTACACAGAGACAGATGGTAGCTTCGACCAAGTAACATTCAGCACCAATGATGCTGTCAGTGGCTTGGTGAAGGCATCACGTAAAATGGTACAATCTGTACCTGCACTTGAATCCTTGCTTCGCAACCTCATCAGTGTTGCATACCAGAGCAAATTGGAATACTTCATCCTGAACGGTACAGGTAACGCGCAACCACTTGGTATCTTGAATGCCGATGCGTTGATTGACGTGACACCAACCACCAACAGCACCTTCAAGGTTGACGACGTTGCGAAAATGACAGCACGTCTCAAGACATTGCAAGGACGTGTGGCATGGATCATGCACCCATCAATGATGACTGACTTGATGAAGTTGGAAGTCGGTACAGGTGGTGCGGTATGGTTGCAAAATATCGCAGGTGGTCAACCACAGACATTGAGTGGCTACCCTATCTACTTCAGCGAACACTTGCCACAAGCTGACGCGAGCGGTTGTGTTGTTCTTGCTGACTTGGGCGCATACGCACTGTTCGAATTCGGTGGCTTGTATGTAGACTACTCCGAACACCGCTTCTTCGACACAGGTCAAGACGCATGGCGCTTCGGTCAAGAACTCGACGGTAAGCCATGGTTGCAAAATACCATCACACTTGGTGGACCGGGCTCGGCTTACGAAGTATCCGCATACGTTAACTTCAACGACTAGGAGCACAGCATATGGCTAGCATTTCACAACTCAACGAACGTCTCGCACTCATCGGGACAATTGACCCAGACGCATACAGCGCGGACACCTACCAGTCAGACGAAATTGACATGAGCAACTTCCGCCGTGTCCTCTTCATCCTGAGCGTTGGTGAGATGGGTTCAAGCGCAACCATCGACTTCGAAATCAACGGTGGCGCATCAACTAATCCGGGCAGTCACGCAACACTGGTGACAGGCAAGGACGCAACACAACTGACACAAGCAGGTACTGACAGCGACAAGCAAGTCATCATCGAAGTATCAGCAGAAGAAGCAGCTGCACAAGGCTTGCAATTCCTTGAAGCTGAAGTGATTGTCGGAACTGCTGCATGCGACTTGGCAGTCATCGTACTTGGCGAACCAGCACACTATAGCGACACCGCAGGGCTTGACCTTGCGAGTGTTGATGAAATCATCGGCTAGACTATGGCATACGTCACACTAGCAGAGGTTAAGCAACAAGGCGGATATGACGCGAGTGATACGTTCCATGATGGACTGATTACATCGCTCATACCACGTGCTCAGAATACAATTGAGACCATCACGAACAATGTGTTCGAAGTCAGTAACACCAGCGAGCGTAAGTTCGATTACATGTTACAGACTGATGGATTCAAGCTGTACTTCGATGAGTACCTTGCGACAACTGACAGCCTAGTGGTGACTAACGGTACAGGTGATGTGATTGCATCAAGTAATTACGTCACCATGCCTCGCAATCACGCACCCTTCTACGGGTTGCAATTGAAGACAGACACCGATGTGGTGTGGGATTACGAGGACAGCCCGGAAGATGCCATTAGCATCGTTGGTTATTGGGGATACTCCACAACACCACCAGATGCCATCAAGCAAGTTGCCATTCAGTTGATATTGCACTGGGTTCGCCAGAATGACCAAGACACACCAGAGCCGATGCCAGCAGACATCAACATGATGTTGAAGCCGTACATCCGCTTGTCAGGGATTGCAATATGAGCCAGATCAAGTCATGCGTCAACGCCTTAGCAGGCATCGCAGTCAACACGACAACCAAGACACCTGTTGTGTATGGCATCGACAACGCAACATCATCCATCAGAGGTACACCAGCGCGTGTCATCTTTCCAATGCAGATATTGCAGAGTGAAGGACAATCTATGGAGCGTGTCTCATTTGGCGATAATGGCACAGTTGTCATCACATGGCTGATAGCGGACTTGCTGTTATTCGATAGCGTCAAGCGTGGTACAAGTATCCATAACGCCTTGCCTGAATTAATCGACTATACATCTAACTACATCGATGCAATCAGACCGAACATGTCGCTTGTGGACAACGTGAAGATTGAAGCAATTGACTATGAATGGAATGCCTATGAGTTCCCTGACAATTCAGAGAACATCTACTATGGCTGTCTGATGACGTTAACGATGAAGGAAATCATAGAATGACAATCTACAAGGTAACACGTAACCTGTCGCACATCCGCACGAATGAGAAGTTATACATTGGTGCATTTTGCAGTGACAATCCTGACGCAATCAACGCGGAACAGGTGACAATTGATGGCGTTGTCTGGCGTGACGGATTCCTTGCGAAGCGTCCACAGAATGACATCAATGTACTGCTTGGATATGCAATCGACATCGTGGATACAACGCATCCAGACTATCAACGACTTGTTGATGTCGGTATTATCAAATCAACTACACGCGAGGAACTATAATGGCTAAATTCGCACAACATGACGCTGTCGTGAAGTTCGACAATGCGTCAGACACGCTTCAGGATGTGAGTACATCCATTCAATCCGTGACAATGGACATGACTGTCAATGGCGGTCAATTCCATACACTTGGCGACCGATGGGCAGACAGCCTTGAAGGTGGCATCATGGGCACTGTGACAGTCAACTTCTACGATGACACCAGTGCAACATCATTCGCAGGCTACATGCGTGAATGGTTGCTTCATGCAAGCAACAAGGCAGGCGTTCGCAGTATGCAAATTCAGAAGCCTGATGGTACAAGCGGGTCGACTCAGTTCGACTTCGAAGTCCGTGCTGGCGGTTCAGTTCAACTTGTTAACGCAACCGCTGGTGCTGGAGACCCTCAGACCTTATCTGTGACACTGAACATCGATGGACCAGTCACAGAGACAACAATTGCTTAAGGATAACCTATGGCTAACGTAACCTTCACAGGTGTCGCAATTCCTGACAATAAAGCGAACATGGCATGTCGTGTCGCAGGTGGCACGATCGCTAAGCATGATGTCGTGTACATTGACCCGACAGACAGCAACAGCGTCAAGCCTGCCGATGCGAGTGCGGCTGCAACAGCAGTGGCGTATGGCATCGCTCTTCATGCAGCAGCTGATGGTGAATACGTGCTTGTGGCAACACACGGCGCAACCGTCACAGTTGGTGGTGGCTTGACTGCCAACACGCGGTATGTTGTCGGTGGCGATGCTGGCAAGATTGAACCACAGAGCGGACTATCAGGTGGCGAGTACATCTGTGAGTTCGGATTCGCGAACAGCACCACAGAGCTGTATGTCGACATCTACTATACAGGTAACACAGCGTAATGATTCGGGGCATTATGCCCCGATTTTCGCTTAAGGGAGAGCATTCATGTTCAAGATTAAAGAGCATAAAGAGAAGACTATCACAGTTGAACTCAAGAATATCACTGGTGATGTGATTGAGACGTTCGAGCTTGCTGGCATCGGCTATCACAAGTGGAATGAGCTCGGCTTGCTTGTGACGACTGCCAGAGCTCCGAAGAAGAAAGACCCGAAGAAT